CGCCATGGCAGGGTCATTATCAATTAAGGCCGAAAGAACAGATTCTGCTTCTTCAGGTAGGGTGAAGTTTTGATCTGTGGATGAAATCGTTGTTTCATACGTTAGATCTCTCCACATACCCATAGCGTATAGCCTTGGGAGAATCAGGTTTAATTGCTGAATAAATGAAGAGCCTACAGATTTGTAGGAATTCAAGGCTTCTTCAACGCCAGCTACGGTAAGAGTAGGCATAACCTACTTTAATGTAAATAACTTGGCCAGTCAAGGCAGGGCTAATTACTCTTCTGGGCAAGTGTTGCACTCATCTCCGGTAGATTCTTTAACAACCCTCAGATTAGATCCTGTAGATTTAAACACTTCTGTGGTGTTGGTATTTGAAACGATGGAGACACAGGTCAAATCTTTTATCACATTGACCGGAGCTAGGTCTGAAGTCTCGGTGCTCGCTACACCCGTTATTTGAACAGCACTGGTAACTCCCGTTACTTGAGTAGGGTCATGGACAAACTTGTAGGAAGCGGGCGGGGAGGTGATTGGGTCTCCGTTAGAGTCTAACGCTGCTGCGGCCCCTAAAACCCAATAGCTTCCTTCAGTTGTGTTGATGTTTACCCAAGGCACAGTCATTTTAGTTCCCCCAGCCCACATCGTGCTATGCGGGGTGCCTTGAATCATGTTAGTATTAACGGCCCCACCAGACCAAGCTTCACCTCTTTGTGCAGAAGTCGGGCAAGCTGCCACACT